TTATTTACTGTGAATTTAATGTTTTGGTGCTAATTTAGCAAAAACTGTGATTTTTTGAAACTGTGACTTTAAAATATCTGCAAACTGTGCACTTACTGGTACATTTTTTTTTCCTGTGAACATTTCCCTTATGTAACTTGAAATCTACATCAAATAAACATTTTAAACTTGCCCAAAGTTGTCCTGACTATTTTTCCATGAAATTAGTGAATAGAGATGATTTGGCTGCTTTGCAATGCTTCTTTTCTGACTCAGTTGATCCATTATCGAGCATACCAAGGATACCGCACCCCAACAAATGTTTTGGCACTGTATCATTTGGCTCTCATCTTCCCTCGGCAGACGGCCGCGGCTTATTTACTGAGACAAATCAAGCCTTTTTTTCCAACAAGATTAGAGCCATTAACGGTACAGTCATTCATCACCTAAAAGACACGAGTTCCTGAAGGTAAGAACAAAGAGCAAGCTTGAACAAGACTAATCCCTCTAAGTCTTCGGGCTAGAAGGCTCTAATCCAAGATGAGTATACCGGGAGTGGTACTTGTTTGTTATTCTACAATGATTGTTGGCAACAATCACAGTAAAGCATATTTGCCTACCAAAGCCGGTACATATAAAAAGGGTGCTCGAGGGGCACAAAATAGAGATGAACAGGCGGGCTGTGACTGTGAGAGATCTCTGCGAACAGAGGGGACATACTTATGATACTTTGCCTTTGAATTGTGTTTTTTGTAGACAGCCTTTATGTCCTTTTGATAAGGTGTTGTTTGACTTGAAACATTTAATATTGTTACTTAAAGAGGATGGATATCTTGGTTGCTGTACTAATTGTTTGTTTATTTCTGCTGATCTTGAATTTCGTTTTCACTATCAATGTTCTGCGTTTGGTTTCGCTCTTGAAGCTTTAACTGAAAAAAGTTTACAGGATCTTCTTGTTCGCTGTCAGTACTGCCTTACGAAGCTGAGTAACTTAGAGAAAGAAAATTACAGGGATACAGGAGAGCCGTTTCATCTTGTTAAGGGAGGGTGGAGAGGTAGGTGCAGCATTTGCTAAAATGAGAGGTGAGAGACCAACACGAAGAAACCTAGGCATAGACCTAGACTTAGAAGAGTTAGTTTTACCTGCTAACCTACTTAGTGAGGAGACGTTGTCGCAAGATGCCTTAGAGGAGGAGCCTCAAAGTCCCTACCGTGTGCTGACTACCTGTGCTGGTTGCTCGGCCAGTTTGAGGCTCTTCATTATAGCCTCGGACTGCGGCGTAAGAGCTTTGCAACAGAGCCTTCTCGGGGATCTGTCCTTTGTCTGTGTCAACTGTTCCAAGGACTTCAATCGTCATGGGAGATAAAGGTACTGATTCCTCTAGCTCTATAGAAGAAGGCTGTAGTGGTTGGTATTTAGTAACTGAAGCTGAGTGTAAAGATGATTTAAATGATTTAGAGGCACTTTTTGATGGCAGCACAGATGGGTCAGATATATCCCAGTTAATAGACGATCGCGATGAAGTCGATCAGGGAAATTCCCTGGCACTGTTTAACCAGCAGCTGCTTGAGGATAACGAGCAGCAGTTGGTAGACCTAAAACGAAAGTACCTAACACCCAGCCCGAAGCAAACGAGCATTGTAGATCTAAGCCCACAACTAGAGTCTGTTTCAATTTCATCCTCGGCAAGAAACTCAAAAAGACGGCTGTTTCAGGACAGTGGAATAGGAAATGAGACTGAAGATATTTTGTCAGAGGTGGTTCAGGTACAGAATACGTCTTCTGATGTTTCTGACACAGAAGCGGTACAAAATGGGACGGTTGTGGTGCCAAATGGCGATGCTTTTTGTTTGGACTTGCTCCGCAGCAGTAACAAAAGAGCATGTGCGCTTGCCAAATTCAAAAAGGAATTTGGGATAAGTTTTACTGAGCTTACAAGAACTTATAAAAGCGATAAGACATGCTGTACTAGCTGGGTCTGTGTTGCATTTTTGGTGGGTGAAGAGCTGGTTGCTGCAGCAAAGACTTTGCTACAGCAGCACTGCGAATACTTTCAAATTGTACAGCCAACTGTTGCGCCGATTGTTACAGTGTTACTTTTACTTGAATGTAAATCTGCCAAAAGCCGAGAAACACTGTTTAAATTGTTGGCAAGCATGTTACCCCCCCCCCCCAATGTATCGGAAGTGCAATTGATGGCTGACCCACCGAAAATCAGAAGTTTACCTACTGCATTGTATTTCTATAAAAATTCTCTGTCTAATATATCTTTTAAGCATGGTTCATGGCCTGATTGGTTAGCAAAGCAGGTTCTGGTTAGCCATCAAAGTGCTTCTGAAACATTCGATTTTGGGACTATGGTACAGTGGGCATATGATAATGAGCTATTTGATGAACCAGAAATAGCATATAATTATGCAACGTTTGCAGAAGTTGATCCTAATGCTGCTGCATGGTTAAAATCTAACTCACAGCTAAAGTTTGTAAAAGATTGTGCATCAATGGTAAAATTATATAAGCGTCAGGAAATGAGGAATATGAGTATGCCCCAGTGGATAGATAGGTGTTGTAGCAAGGTGCAAGAAGAGGGGGATTGGAAGTCTATAGCCAAATTTTTAAAGTATCAGGGCATTAACCTTTTAGAATTTCTAGGTGCACTCAGAATGTTTTTTAAAGGCATCCCTAAAAAAAACTGCTTGGCTATACATGGGCCACCTGATACAGGCAAATCATACTTTTGCTACTCTCTTATAAGCTTTTTAGAAGGAAGGGTTATTTCATTCATGAATTCAAGAAGCCAGTTTTGGTTGCAGCCCTTAATGGATACTAAAATAGGCTTTTTAGACGATGCAACCTCAGCATGCTGGGATTACATGGATGTCTATATGAGAAATGCATTGGATGGAAATAAAATTTGCTTGGATTCTAAGCATAGAGCACCAATGCAAATAAAGCTTCCACCTTTATTGGTTACAACTAATGTAGATGTTAAAGGGGAGGCAATGTATAGGTATCTACATAGTAGAGTAACAACCTTTAAGTTCCCTAACCCATTGCCTCTTAATGATTCAGGAGAGCCAGTATACCAATTTACTCATTGTACTTGGAAATCTTTTTTTACTAAACTTAGAAAACAATTAGATTTGGAGTGCATCGAGGAGGAGGGCGATGGAGACTCTCAGAGAACGTTTCGATGCTCTGCAGGAACAGCTTCTGACTCTTTATGAGCAAGAGAACAATGATTTAGAATCCCAGCTTTTACATTGGAAATTGCAAAGAAAAGAGAGTGCTCTTATGTACTATGCGAGGAAAAATGGCCTTGCCTCACTTGGTATGCAAAGGCTACCTTCATTGCAAGTGTCTGAGCAACAAGCAAAGCAGGCTATTCTAATGACTCTTTATTTAGAAAGCCTCAGTAAAACACCCTACGCTAAAGAGCATTGGACTTTGCAAGACACTAGCTACGAGAGGTTCATGGGACAGCCTCCATATTGTTTTAAAAAAGGGCCTTTCACTGTTGACGTTGTCTATGACAAAGACAGCAATAACATGTTTTCTTACACAAATTATAACTTCATCTACTATCAAGATGAGGATGAGAACTGGCACAAAACTAGTGGAGAAGTGAGCTATGAAGGACTATATTACACTGACTATAAGGGACGCTCTGTGTACTTTGTGTATTTTGAAAAGGATGCCCAGCTGTATTCTCAGTATGGCACTTGGGAAGTGCATTTCAAAAACCAAACTATTTCTGCCTCTGTTGTCAGCACCAGCACCGGCACCGGCTCGGGGGCCTACGACTCCCCCGACAGCTCGCCGCCTGGGAGGAGATCCACCGGCAGGCCTAGAGTCTCCGAAGCCCGGCAGCCTGCCAACACCTCACCCACCGCCTACCCCGAAGCCTCCGAGAAGACAGCCCTCCGTAAGAGACCGGGACCGGGACCGGGACAGACATCTCCCTCGCCGTCTGCTGGAGCCCCTAAGCGACGAAGACGAGGAGAAAGAGAACAAGTACCCCGACAGCTTCGATCCACCCCATCGGTCTCCAGCGGGACACCTTGGCCGTCTCCTGGACAAGTGGGGAGAAGATCTAGACTCCCTCCTCGACACAATAGCTCAAGACTTAGAAGACTACAAGCAGAAGCTTGGGATCCTCCCGTGATTTTGCTAAAAGGCAAGGCAAATAACCTAAAATGCTGGCGCAATAGAGTTAAGCAAAGAAACCTGGACTTTAAAATAGTCTTTAGCTCACTGTTTAATTGGATAGGGTTGTCCCACACGGAACATGGCAAGCACCGCATGCTTTTAGCTTTTGATGGTGAAAAAGAGAGACGTTTGTTCCTGGACACTGTCAAATTGCCTAAGGGTGTTACATATAGCCTGGGTAACCTGGACTCATTGTAACAATGCTCCCCAGAAAGCGCGCAAAGCGTGACACTGTAGACAACTTATACAGGCAATGTCAAATAACTGGTAACTGTCCACCTGATGTGAAAAATAAAGTGGAAGGAACAACTCTTGCAGATATTCTTTCAAAAATATTCAGCAGCATCATATACACTGGGGGGCTGGGCATTGGGACAGGGAAAGGGACGGGGGGAACTGGTGGGTACAGACCTTTAGGGGGGACAACTGGGAGCAGGGGTCCAGGGACAGTTTCAAGGCCTAATATACCTGTAGATCCTATAGGGCCAGCTGACATATTGCCAATCAACCCTGTGGAGCCTAATGCCTCTTCCATTGTCCCACTGAATGAGGGTGACCCTGGAATAATAATCGAGCCACCCGGGACAGTTAATGGTGCTGACGTTGAGCTGTCAGTGGTCACTTCCATTGACCCAGTGTCAGATGTTTCTAATGCCTCCATTCCTGCACCAACTGGAGCAGGAAGTGATGGAGACGCTGCAATTATAGATGTTCAGACAAGCACAAGAACCACCAACGCGGTTAGGTCTACTCAGAGATTTAACAACCCTGTGTTTGAGACAGTAGCCATAGTGCACAGGTCTTTTGGTGAAAGCAGTGAGAATCTGAATGTGGTGGTGGACCCCACTATTCTGCAGGATACAGTGATTGGGGGGGATGAAGGAGAGTTCATAGAGCTTGATATTTTAGGCAGGCCTTCTCAGTTTGAAATTGTGGAGGGGGAGGGGCCAAAAACAAGTACTCCAATTGAAAGGCTTGCAGGTCCCTTTAAAAGGGCTAGAGAGCTATACAATAGAAGGATTAAGCAAATCCCTACCCAGAATCCCCTATTTCTTGGCAGGGCTGCTGAAGCAGTTGAATTTGGATTTGAAAATCCCGCCTATGAGGATGATGTCACGCTGACATTTGAGCGGGATTTAGATGAGCTAGCAGCTGCACCTGTAGCTGCACCAGATCCTGATTTTGCTGACATAGTAAAACTTAGTAGGCCTAGATTATCTGAACCTGAACCAGGCAGAGTAAGGTACAGCAGGCTTGGCAGAAGAGGCACAATGACTCTCAGGAGTGGGGTGCAGATAGGAGAGGAGGTCCATTTTTACAGAGACTTATCTACAATAGATGATGCACAAGGAATTGAACTGTCAGTACTAGGCCACCAATCTGGCGAGGAAGTCATAATAGACCCACTCTCTGAAAGCACAGTGATAGATGCTGAAAATATAAGCGAGCCTCAGTTTGACTATGATGAATATGAACACCTATTGCTAGACGAGCTCAGTGAAGATTTTAGCAACTCACACTTGGTCTTAAACTCCACAGGAAGGAACAGTAGCTTAACAATGCCAAGCATGCCCCCAGGCACACCTCTTAAAATTTTTATAGATGATTATGGCAGTTTAATAGTGGCTCACTCTTCAAGTACAGAGTCAGATGATATACCAAGCACAATATGGGAGAATTTGCAACCAGTAATTGTAGTTAGTCCATTTGAGTCATTTGATTATAACCTGCACCCTAGCTTAAGAAGAAAGAAAAGAAAAAGACCATATTTTTTCTGATTTTGTTTTTCAGATGAGCAACTGGCTACCCTCTACTGGGAAAATTTACTTGCCTCCTACTAAGCCAGTTCCGAAGATTTTACACACAGATGAATTTGTGACACCTACTAATATTTTTTTTCACGCTGGCAGCGAGCGCCTCATAACAGTTGGACACCCATATTTTGAGGTTAAATCTGTAGAAGGAGTTATTGAAGTTCCAAAGGTGTCTGGTAATCAATTTAGGGTATTCCAAGTATTATTGCCTGATCCTAATAAATTTGCATTAATAGATACTAACATATATGACTCAGAGAATGAAAGATTAGTATGGCGGCTTAGAGGCTTAGAGATTACACGTGGAGGTCCCTTAGGCATTGGAACTTCAGGCCACCCATTGTTTAACAAACTGAATGACACAGAAAATCCTAACAGATTAGTGCCACAAGCAGAGGCTGACAGTAGGGTTAATGTTTCAGTTGACCCTAAGCAGACTCAATTGTTCATTGTTGGCTGCACACCACCAGTAGGAACTCACTGGGATAAAGCTAAACCTTGTGACACTGCTAATCAGAATGGCAAATGTCCTCCAATAGAACTTGTGCACAGTGTAATACAGGATGGCGATATGTGTGACACAGGCTTTGGCAACATGAATTTTGCAGTGCTTCAGGAGGATAAGTCAGGGGTACCTTTAGATATTGTAGCCTCTACATGCAAATGGCCAGATTTCACTAAAATGACAAAAGATGCATATGGGAACTCTCTGTTTTTCTTTGGAAAGAGAGAACAGCTGTTTACTAGACATCTATTTACTAGAAATGGCAACACAGGCGATGCAATTCCTAACGGGGAAAAACATGAATATTACTTAGTTGGGGGGAGCGAGCCCACTAATAAGGCTGCTCCTTCAACATACTTTGGTGTTCCAAGCGGGTCCTTAGTTTCAAGCGATGCCAATTTATTCAATAGGCCTTTATGGATACAGAGGGCTCAGGGTATGAATAACGGAGTTTGCTGGGGAAACAACGTGTTTATTACACTAGTGGATAACACTCATAACACTAACTTTCACATAACAGTAAATTCTAACGGTGAGACTCCACAAACCTATAAGCCTGCTGACTTTAGAACATTTCTAAGACACACAGAAATGTATGAGTTTGAATTGATTGTTCAGTTGTGTAAAGTAAAGCTAACTCCAGAAGTTCTAGGCTACATTAACGTGATGGACCCCAATATAGTGGAAGAGTGGAATATCAGTTTTCTTCCACCCCCGCAGGGGTCCTTGGAAGATTCCTACAGGTATCTGGCATCATTAGCTACTAGATGTCCAATTCCTGAGGTACCAAAGGAAAAATCTGAGCCTTATAAAGATCTAAACCTTTGGAAAGTGGATTTAAAAGACAGGCTGTCTTCTGAGTTAAGTCAGCATTCTCTTGGACGGCGGTTCCTATACCAAGTTGGTACCAGTAATGGTATAAATGGGCCCCTGAAACGCATGAGAACTTCTGGATCTAGCTCTACTGCCAGGTCTTCTACTGCAAAAAAGAGAAAGAAGACTACCAACTGA